CATTTGTGAAGGTGGCTACTGGGCTTGGGCAAGCCAATTCAAAACATAATTGCAGGCATCGACCCACCCATTTGCATAGGTATTTTCGTAATTTTTATAGTCATCTGGATTTGCTCGTAGCTCTTCAACAAAACAAATAAGGCTTTCTTGATCAGACATAGAAGGAATGACTACTAGGCTGAAAAATCAATAATCGTTTTAGCAATGTCCAGAAAGGTTTCGGGGCTGACGTGGTTCCAGTTGTTTTCTTCGGCTAGTTTCAGCAGCTCCTCATCCGTCGGCCCCTGCGTCTCAACAGGGTGTGTTAGTGCCAAGCGAGCGCGGGTGACGAGGTCCAGGTACGCGTGATGGGGATTGGCGTTGACGGACTCAGCCAGCGGCTGCAACAACTCAGCGCACAGCGCTCGGAAGTCAGGCGGGCAATCTTGTTGGGTCATGAGTGTTTAGTGGGAATGACTAATGGTTATCGGGGAGTTGCTCCAGTGCGCGGCGGATGTTGCTCATGTCTTCTGCAGACAGGCGATTGTCAGTCGTTGCACCGCCATGAAGCTCGTAAACAGCAACGCCTGCAAGGATCTCAAGCGCCTGCTCCTTCAAGCTCGGCGGTTTGGGGCGGCGGGCGGCGCGAAGATCACCTGGAGCAAACTCGGTCACTGCGTGGCAGTGCAGCCACTGACAACACGCCTTCAATTCTTGATCGGCACCCCATTGGGCAGCGCGGGTGGCAATCACGATTGCAAGATCAGACGTGCTCACTGATGCGTTGCAAGCGTCGTCGAACCACTGCACCACCAGCTCTGGCGCCGGGGCAATTGGATGCCTGTAATCTTGTTGGGTCATGGTTTCTAGGGAATCGTGGCCACGGGCAGGGTGTTGACGCACGCCTGCCCTCACACATTACTACATCAAGCCAGCCCTCGCAGAGAGTAGGACTACACGGCCTCAAGGGCTGACAGGCGAACTTCCATCGCTTCGATCTGTTCCTTCTGACGTTTGATCAGGTTCAACAGGTGAGGAATAAAACGGTCATAAGCAACGCCTTCTGGTTCTGGTTCGCAAGGAGTTTCGATTGCAGACCCTTTTTCGTCATAAGTAACTTCAACTGTTTTCCAGTGAACAAGGCGAGGATCGATGGCGGCAACTTCTTCAGCGATGAAGCCCCACCAACCATAATTAGGATTATCTTTTTCGCAAATAGAGCGATACCAAACCGGTCGGCAGCCTAAAACCGCATCTGCATATGAATCTTCAAGCGTTTCAACATTGGTTTTGTACTTACCGGAAGATGTGCTTCTGGCAAAATCGCCGTCTGACCAGACGTACATATTTGCTGCATTTGCCGTCGTCGAGTTGTATGTAGGCAGGCTTCGGATTAGCCCATCAGATTTAATCCTCATCCGCTCCGTCGGGCTGCTCGCTACGTCGGCGGTAGTGGAGAACACTAACCTGCCCGGCATGTCGTTAGCGCCGGGGGTGCCGTCTACTACTCCTTGAATTGATGCGGCTTGAATCAGGCTTGTACCGTCACCGCCTTGGAAGCCGATAAATCCCAAAGGGCTGCCGTCATTTACCGTTTGATTTCTTGCAAGAAATAAGCTACCAGATCCGACAGTTCTCGCAATAGTTACCGAGGCAGAACTACCGGCAACTTGAAGTTCAGAGTCAAAGGTTGTACCAGCGCTATTAACAGCAACGCTCGTAGACGTGCCAACTAAAAGCCTTTGACTGCTATCAATCCGGCAAGCTTCAGACCCGCTTGTCCTGAAAATCCAACTGTTGCCAGAATGGTCGTAGTCGATATAACCAGCGTCCGATGTGTCAGCAGCAATAATCCGTGCCAAGCCACTGGTGCCAGCACGAATCCTGAACGCATAATTGTTTGAGTTTGCCGCTCCGATTCCTACGGCAGCGTCGCCTTGAGCGTCGAATAAATAGCTAGGCGAATTAGTGCCAATCGCTAGTCGGTTATTAGTAGCGTCATAGAACACGCCACCGCTGTCGATGTTGATATCTCCGTCAGCTTCAACAATCAACCTGCTGGTGCCGCCGGTGCTGATGCCGAATTGGTCGGCGCCGGGGCTGTAGATGCCGGTGTTTAGGTCGCCAGTGAAGGTAATGCTAGGCGCGCTGGCGCTGCCCAATGCGGCACTGATGACACCGGTTGTCGTGACCGTCTGGCCACCAAAGTCCGGGCTGATCTTGGTGCCAGCGATGGCGGCGCTGGCGTTGATGTCTTCGTTGACGATGGTGCCGTTGGCGATCATCGTGCTGGTGACAGTGCCGGTGTCGCCTGTGCTAACAAGCGTGGCATCAAGGTAAGTCTTGTTGATGGCAGCGCCCTGCCAGGTGCCGGTGCCGATGGTGCCAACGCTGGTCAGGCTGCTGCTGACAACGCCGCTACCCAGGCTGGTTGCGTCCAGCACCTTGGTTCCGGCGATGCGGTATTCCTTGGCGCTAGCGATGTTGACGTGTTCGCTAAAGGTCCATGCATCGGTGGCATCCACCCAGTTAATGGTTTTGTCAGTGCTGCCTTTGAGCGTGATGCCGCCGCCGTCAGCGGTTACATCGGTCGGCGTGGCAACCTTGCCGATCTCAATATTTTTATCTTCGACGATCAGGTTCTGCGTGTCGATCGTCGTCGTTGTGCCATTGACGGTTAGATCACCTTGGATCGTGACGCCTGCGTCGAACGTGGCGGCGCCCGTTACATCCAGCGTGCCGGGCACATCAATGTTGCTGGCCCACTCGACACCCGTGCCAGCGGCGTCAGTCTGCAGCAGTTGCCGGGCTGTGCCATCAGCCAGCCTGCCAACCGGGATTTCAGCGCCAAGTCCGCTCAGGTAGGCAAGGCTTGTCCATGCGGTGCTGCCATCACCTACCTTCCAGTAGCCGGTGTCCGATTCAATTCCAATCTCACCAGCTAGCAGCGTTGGGTTAGCCGTGGTCCAGTTAGCAGCAGTGTCGCGGCGTTGCTTTTGCAGCGCGGTTAGTGTGATGCTCATGCGATGGACCCTCCAGGGCTGATGATGTAGTCTCGCGCCGGACTGGTCGCGGCGGCACCTGCATCTAAAATATAAGTTCTGGCTGGTGATGCACCAGCAAGGCCAGCATTAAATACAAGGTCGCCGGTGTCAATTGGTACAGTTTCAAGTTGAAGCTCAACGTCCCACCGCGCACATGAGGCGTCTGTGATTCCAGGAGCAGCAACGTAACGCCATGCGTAATCGCTCAGCAATGGAATCGGTGGCGTGCCGTAACCGTTCCAAACCTGAGCGGATAAAAAGAAAAGATCAAAGCTACCTGACCTGTCATCGTAATGATTGCGGATCAACGTAACGTCTGATTCTTCCAAGCGTTGAAACGTCAACGCCAGGGTTTGACCAACACGGCGATTGCCACGCCTGAAGCCTGAGGCTACGCCAGTCAATGATGCCTGCACCGCAGACGGCACATCGCCTGGCGTGTAAGTGCGGGTTGATGGGATCAGGGCTGGGAACGTGCTCATCAGATCGGCACCGATACAAGCTCGATGGTTGTGTTGTAACGCATTGGAGACGCCAAGGTCACGTCAAACGGTCCCGTGTAACGCCATTCATAATCAACTGCCGGCACGGGCACAGTGGTGTAGCCAGCCCATAGCTCAGCTGGCAAGTCAAAAGCGATCAAACTGCCTTGCTGTCCAGCGTAATGATCCAACAGCTGCTGCATTTCTGATTCGGTCAGATACTGATAGCCAATGGTTAGCACTTGCTGCAACCGGTCGGTACCATACTTAAACCGCACGTTGACGCCGCTGACGCCTTCATATGTCGCCTGAGAATAGTCGCCGTAAGACAGCGTCCTGGTAGATGGTGTCAGCGATGGGAATGTGACCATCAGGAGAATAGGTAGGAGCCGTTGAGCAGCTGATCGCAGATCACTGATACGTCGCTGCCATCAACCGGAAAATGACTAGCCTCAACAATGGTAACGCCGGCGGTCGTGTGCTTGATTCCGCTCACTTGATACCATTCAACCTCTGATCGGTTATCGCCTTTGCTGCTGACACGTTGCCGATCAATCTTGATGATGTCGGTCGGCTTCAGCGCTATTGTCAAAAGCGGCACGCCGAAGCTAATTGTATGCGTTGAATACTTGCGTCGTACCAATTCGAAAGCGCCATAAGAGTTGGCGTGTGCTTCAGATGCACAAAAGTCGCTCATGTCGAATTGCACAACCGGCGCATCGTTTGCCGTATCTGCAAATCTGATTGTGGTTGTGCGTTGAATGCCGATCTTTTCAGGACCGTATTCCCGCCAGATCAGCGCAACTTGAATGTCGCGGCGGTCATCAGCAGAAGCGTAGGTTTTGTCGAAGGTGCCAGGGATAATGTCATCATCCGTAAACGTGGCAACTGGCGTCAGTGAAGACAGGTCGATTTCGTTGCTGCCATCCAGCGGCAGCGCAGGCAGCAGCTGATACTGACCGCCTACTGAGGCAAGGATCAAGGTGAAGAATGGAGCAATGCTGGCGATGTAGTCAATGATATTCACTGACTGAGCAATGATGCCGTTAAAATAGAACTCATAGTTTTCGCAAAACGATGCGATGTCTGGCAAGTTGTCAACATAGATAGGTGCGGCCAGCTCTGGCGTTGCGGCGCCCTCCGCTCGTTTGTAGATTGTGAACAGGTACATCGCCAGATCAACAAAGTGATTGCTGGCGCCTTTTGCATAGGAGCCTCCAACCAAGCCGCCACTGTAAAGATCAACTTCAACGCCTTCTTCGTAAAAAATGTAGAGCTGTTGCGTTGTAGTTGGATACGATCCCGCATCTGGCGGATCGTAAATGTTGCCGTCAACCTGCAGAAACGTGATGTCCGCAAATGCAGTGTAATCTTCTGTGCTCGGCGGGGTGCTTGGATTGGTTACATTGCTGTAATGAAACTCACGCTGAACACCATCAAGGGTGCCCGTGCTTGGGGGGTTTGCAATGTTGACCTGATTGTCGACGATGGTCATTGTATAGACCTCAGTCACCGAGCCATCGCCTGTGGCGCCAATGGTGAAATAAAACGCATTTGGCGCCGTCAGTGGCAAAACCGGCAGCCCGCCGATGTAGCCGACTGCCTTGCCGCCGACCAGTACGCTACCAACAATATCGGCATTGAAGACAAAATAAGACGTAGGCGATGGCGTGATGCTAAGCGCTGCCCAATAGGCGGCAGTTAAATCAGCGCCTGTAGCGTTGTCATATATTGAAAAGTCAGTTTGCGCAACAAACATCACGCTGTTGGTTGTATCGCCAGTGCCTCGCGTAATTGTCAGACTGTTGTGATATCGTGATGCGTAGTCAAGCCGATGAGTGTAAACAGCGCCAACCTCTGCCTTCTGCAGCTCTGCCAGATAAGATGTCGAATCAATGCCGCAGTAAATCTCGCCGCCAGTAAGCGGACATGCATTTGGAGCTGCGGCCATTGCGGCAGCGCTGCTGTAGTAATGCGTCAGAGTGATGGTCTGATCTTCAATGTATTGCAAGTTCCGCAGCCCGACCCAAGCCAGGTATTTTTCAGGCGTGCTAACGATCTCACCTTGACTGATTGCATACAGAAAGCTGCCGACAAACTCATTAGATGCAGTCTTGACCATAGGAGGCTGCACCCATACGCCGCCAACATCAGGGCCGAAAGCGCTAACGACACGCTTTGTGAAGACGATCGGCACGGTCTCGCCTGCGTTGCCGATGCGCTGGCTTTTATTTAGATCACCCAGGGGGGCCTTGTTGTTGGATGGATCTTCATCCATGCGCAGCCCTTGCTGACCAACGCTTGAACTGAATTGCTCCTTTGCTGTGAATCCGCTCATGATTGTTGCCCTCGGTATTGCAGCAATACAGCGGCAAGCTGGCTGGCAGTGCAGGCATAGACAGCCGACTGCGTCGATGTGACGTTCAAGATGTCGCCGCCTTTAGATTCGTAGATCACAACACCATCGACAATCTTTAAGGTCACGTCCTGATGCGTGCTGCCATCAGCGCAGGTGACCACAAGACTAATGCCGCAGATGTGTTCTGTCATCGTCCGTAAAACCTCCCCAACATGGCGGTGCTGATCTTGCGGCTTGGCGCCTGTGACCTAAGTTTGTTGATGGCAGGATTGACCGTCCAGGTTGCCTGTTGATCGTTGATGGTTGCGTCTTCAATGCTGCCGATGTATCGGTTGATCAATTGCGCAGAGCCTGCATCAAAGGCATCCTGTCCTGCGTCTTGAATATAAAGCGATGCAATAATCAAGTTGTCGCTGCCCATTGCTGCGTCGGTAATATCCACAATCTGACCAGTCGCTGCCAGGTTGATGCTTAGATCGTTGATCGATGCAGCTTCCGTTGAGCCAAAACCGTCAGCATCAAATGCCAAGTAGCTATAGAAGCCACTAGCGTCAACATCCACTGAAAGCTGTTGTGAGATGGGATAGAAGTTTTGCCATTGACCAGATGGCGCACGCTTTGACGTGATTGGATTAATCACGCTGCTGCGGTCTGCGTAGTATTCAAGAAACGTCATGATGTCATAATCGCTCATCACGCCAGCCTCAGTCGATTGCGGACGTTAATGTCGTTGCGAATCAATGACAGGGTCTGCTGCACGCCTGCCTGGACGGCTTGACTCATATCAGCCTTGGTAACAAAGTCAGTCCCATTCATCTGGGTAACAGGGCCGGTCTGGATGCTGACCTGAGCGGTGCTAGGCATCACCACGCCGCCCTCGGCAAATTGCGGAATCGCCGCGCCGCCTCTCATGCCAGCCAACCAGTTGTTGGCAAACCGCGTAGCCTTGCTTTGAGGGACGATGTATTCAGGCTCGCCACCTTCGCCAACCATGGCCAGCGTCGGGCCATTGACCACGCCGCCCTCAGCGAACTGCGGGATTTGTGGCATTGGCAGATATGGGATCTGTGGCAAACCCAAGTTGGCCAGGGCTCCATTGGCTCCGCTTATGACGCTGTTGATCGACTGAACCACGCTGCCGACTGCTTGCCCAATAGCTCGCAAGATCTGATTGACAATCCCGCGCACCGTTTCAAAGGCAGCTTTGAAGGGCGCTGTGATCGCGTCTTTGATAGCGCCAAAGATCCGACCGACGCCCTCGACCAGTTTGGTGAAGCTGTCTTGGATTGGTCTAACGAAGGTGTTGTTGATGAACTCGACCAGTGCTCTTAAACCGGCAGCGACCGGATCAATGAACACTGCTTTAAATCCGGCTGCCACGTCGCTGATGATTTTGCCGACAGCTTGAAACGCTGCACCGATCTGATCGCGGAAGACATAGACGGCGGCACCTGCCGCAACCAGTAGCGCCACCCATCCAACCGGACCGCTAAAAACTGCTGCAAGAATTGGTAGCAGGGTGGACACCGCCGGGCCGATGGCGGCCAGCGCCGGGCCAATCGCGCCAAGCAAGCTAATCCCAAGCGAGATCGCCGGCGCCAGCGCAATAAACGCAGCCCCAAGCGCACCAATTACAAGCGCAGCATTCTGGATCGGTTGCGGCAAGGTTGAAAACCACTGGATGCCAGCAGCAAGGCCCTGCGCAACCTGTGTAAGCGTTGGCAGCAGCGCCGTCACAGCTTGATTGAATGGGCCCGCTAGGGTCCGTGCGATGGCGTTCAGCGAATCGTTGAACTGGTCCGCCGCTGATGCCATGTCGCCGGAGATTGTTGCCTGATACTGGCTCAGTGCCTCGCGGCCGCCATTCAACATCGGGATCAAGTTGGCGCCTGACCTGCCAAACAGCTCCATCGCTAACGCCGTCTTCTGCGCGCCGTCGGGCATCTTGGCGAACTTGTCAGCCAAGTCCAGCATGATCGCATCGACGCCGCGAACGTTGCCGGCTGCGTCGCGTGAGTTGATGCCAATCGACTTAAGCGCTTCGTTGGTCTTGCTGGCTGGGTCAACAATGCCCTTTGACAGCCTGCCCATTGACTTGGCCACTTCGTCGATGCTGCTTCCTGCATCTTCTGCCGCAGCACCAAACTTGCTCAAGTTCTCAACGCTGACCCCGGTCCGTTGCCTGAGATCGTTCAGGTTGTCCGCTGCATCGATCGAACCCTTTGCAAGGGCCGTCAAGCCAGCGATGCCAGCTGCTGGGACAAGCGCGCCCAGTGCGCCGCCCAATCCGCCAGCCAGGTTGCGCAGCCGGCCGAATGTGCCTTGCAGACCGATGGCCTGCTTGTCTACCTTGTGGAGGCTCCGCTGCAATCCGTCAATTTGAGCGGTGCCATCAACCGTTGCCTGGATGCGAACCGCAGCGGTCATGTCCAGCGCCATGCTCAGCCCTCCTTCTCGTGAGCGGCCAGCAGGACCTCAGATTCGATCACCTGAATGTCGGCCAGCATGGCAGCAGGATCCTGCACACTCCATAGTGTAAACGTCCAAGCCAGGGCCTGATAGTCCAGCCCAACCAATCCACTTGGCCCGATCCGCCATTGCGTCTGAACGCGCAAGAACGCCTGAACAGCTGGCCATGCCTCAGGTTCCACTTCAAACCAATCAGCGTCAGGCGCCTTGTCAATGGTGAGCCCAAATGCCAGGGCGTCGTCTTCGGTTTGATCGATCACGCCGCCCTTCGCCCAATGCCGGGCGGCGCCTCTCAGTTTTTTAGTTTGTTCCCCGTAACGCTTTCAAAGTAAGCAACGATGATCGACGACGCCAATGCCGACACCTCTAGCAGCTGCTGCTTGTTTGCCGTGGTGAACGGGATCTCATCGCCATCTTCGTCCAGCACATTGGACCAGCCGATCAGGATCTCATCCGCCACGGCTTGATCGTTGATCATGCCGTCGATGGGTTCGCCTGCCTTGGCCGCCCTGGTGCGCTCCTGGACTGCGTCCTGAATCTCGTTGAGCCGAGCCTGCGGCAACCGCCTGAACTCGGCCTCGAACGTCTGTTTCTCGTACTTGCCGCCATCCACTGGCAGCTTGAAACTGACAGGCCACTTATAGGACGTGGACTGCTTAAGAACAAAAGCCATGCAAGCGATCAGGCAAAGACCAGCAGAACCTCATCATTGCCAGAGCTGCC